TCATTTGCGGGAACGACAACGTTACTCATAATCTTATTATTTGCAGCTGCACTACCGCTGTTCGGAACAAGATGGATAGTAACCGTCTTGTCGGCAGTCGTAGTGTTACAAATGCTAATAGTTTTTATAATAGAATAACTGTTTGCTGTAGATGAGGCAGTATAAACGTTGCTCGCAGTGTCGTTCCCTGTATAAAGCCTCTTTGGTGTTAAAGCCATTTATTAAACCCCCATCCACGATAAAATATGATTATCGTAAGTTGTCGTATTCATATCTTGAACTGCCGTAGCATCCAAAACATGATTAACAGTGGCCCCAGAAGTATGTGCGCTCGCTGGCGGACCATCATACCCTCTGGCTGACACTGTAAAAGTATTTGTAGATCTTGAAGTACACAAAATCTTTTCTTCGTTTGCAGAACCTCTACTGATAACTATTACAAAAGGATTACCAGAAGACCCGGTTGGAAAAGTGGAACCATCAATAACAGAAATTGTTGTATCAGTATTAGATATGCCAGAAGAAAGCGTCGTTTCGACTACAGCCCCAGCAAGTTCCCTGCGCTCCACTTTTACCTCCTATTAGTTGATGCTAATATCAAGATCACCAGTGGCAATACGAAGAGTGTCACCAGCGTCAAGAGACTTGTTAGCAGTCAAAGTACCATGCACCAAAAGATTACCGGCACTGCTGGCATCATAAATAGCAATACCAACAACAGTGCAAGCAGGCATACCAGTAAAGTCAAGATTTGAGTCATTCTGGGTAGCGCCGCTAGCAGCCGAATCAAAGGTAGCCGACTGGCGAGCATATGACCCACCAGTCACCTCGGTACCGGCAGAACCGGTGTCATCCTCAGCAACAGTCATAAGAGCAACATACACATTAGACGGTGCCGTGTATGCAGTAGTTGCTAAAAAGTGATCAAGAAGCTTGTTCTCAAGATAATCGCTTAAGTTACCAGCCATTAGTTATTCTCCTTATAATACTCTTCAAGTTCCAATTGATCAGGAAGCCTGAAGTTGTCAAGTGTGAGTAAGAAGTCTGCTTCTTCCTCATCAATCTCATAAATTCTATTTTCTCTTGTAAAGCGAACGCCTTCCTTAGTTACATAGGCAGCACCGCTATCAAAGTATACGAACTTTTTACCAGAAGAAGCTTTAGCAATAGAAGCCTTCTTTACAGGAGACTTCTGTGCCTTAGGTGTCTCTTCAACAGGACGCTCATGCTCTGTTCCATCTTGAACAAAACCATCACCGTCACCATCAACAGCATCTTCTTTAAACTCTGTCTTTTTAGGAGCCGCCTTCTTCGCAGCAGCCTTTTTAGCCGGAGCCTTATTTGCTGGTGCCTTCTTAGGGGCGACATCATCTGATGTTACTACATTGTCATTCATACTACTAAATATTATCATAAGTTTAGTTATAACAACAGAAGAGCCGGGGATTTCTCCCCGGCCCAACTGTTAGGAATGTAACTACAACAGCCCTAAGATCACGCGCTACGAAGCTTAACGTTCTTAGCGATGACATACGAGTCAGCGTTCTCGATATTGCAAGCGAGACGCATGAACTGCGTGTACTCAATGGTGTCGGTCTTCGGCTGGAACTGACGGTACACCGTGATGTCACGATGTAGACCAACAACACGGTTGTTCGGGAAGGTAAGTTCCAAGTAACCGTGCGAACCAGCAGCACCGGAGTAGTCGCCGGAGACAGTCTCAGGCATGAGAGGTACCTCAACAAGTGGGATACCGAACGGAGCGAGACCAGTCGAACCAGCGCCACCGTTGGCACGCATTGCTCCCTGAAGGAAAGCAAGGTCGCCAGTGACTGAGCCGGGGCTTGGAGCACCAGCAGTAGCCTCAGTGGCGGAGTTGGGGTTGCCAAGCGAGTAGATGGCATCCTGAACAACACCTGGACCGGTGAAGAACCTTAGTTCGTTACGACGCTGTAGGTACTTGTTGGGAAGGTTACGAAGAACACGATCAAAAACCGAACGTGAAACACTGTCACCAGCCTCGTCAACAGTAGTACCAGAAGCGAGGGCAAGCTTGACGAAACCGTCAAGAGCCTTGAGAAGCCCGTTGGACGACGAGGTGTTGCCGTTGATGAGAAGATCATCAAGATCGTTAGCGGTCTGGCGAGCCATGACCTGAGCAATGTGATCCTCAAGCGAGGCACCCTCGATGTTGTCCTCTAGGGACTCAGTTGAAATCTCCCAATCAAGACGAAGCTTGACACTGGAGAGCGAAACCTTCGAGAAGGTTACGGCGGCGTTAGAGCCGTCATTGGTTGCCTCAGTAGCCTTTTGCATGAGGCGAGTACCAACCGAAAGCTTGTCAATATCCATGCTGGACGCACGCATACGGACAACTCGGCTGTTTTGCATTAGAACGGACTGATCGACCACAAAATCTAGGAAACGATTAGCCTGCTCAGCGTTAAGAAGACCACCAGAAGCGTTACCTACAACCGAGGTGGTGACTTCATTAGCCTTCGATAGAATTTCTTCTTGAGTTGCCATGTTATATATTCCTCCTAATCACGACTCATAGCCCAGAGCCTTGACTAGCTCTTGTGGCAGATAAATGTTTTTCCAGAAGGACTTGGGGGCCGACTTAACAAGCTCGTCCTCGCCATCCTCATCGTCGTCTGGATCGACGCTCTTCTTCACTGCACCGGCAGCGGCAAAAGCCTCAACCTTCTCAGTCTGCTCAGCGAGTTGAGCCTCGGCAGCAGCAAGCTTCTGCTCTAGTTCCTCACGCTGGGTATCTGCACTCTTAGTCACTTCCTCGATCTTCGAATCAACCGAAGCCTCAACCTCTTCCTTTAGAGAAGCGGCGAACTCGGTCATCTTCTGATCGAATACAGAGTTAAGAGCATCCTTTAGAATTTCAATATCCATTTGATCCTCCATTTGATCTTTATCCGCTTCAACCTCAGATTCAGTTGAAGCTGCTTCAATATCGACAGACTTTTCTACGACTGCCTCATCCTCAACTGTGAGCCAGTTGACGAATCTCTTTAACAAAGAAAGCTTAACATCGGCAGACGTATCCATCTGAGATACCTTAGCATAATTTTCATCAATCTGCAAAGTCTTCTCTATGTCTTCCAAGGTTTGACCCTCTTCATTAAGAACTTGTTCCAATAGTTTATCCATATCGGTGAACTCCTTAATCATATCATCATTACAGGTCCCGCAACCGCATGAACATGCAATTTCTTTTTCAAAGTCGATCTCATCAAATTTTCTAGTACAGTTGTCTAGTTGACGGACCTTTGATCTTGCCCAGACCCAACCAGGAGTTCCACCCCAAAGGTTCCAAGCAATCCTGCCATTAGAAGGATAGCCCTTATCGCCCGGATCGGCACCAGTGGCCCTAAGGTCAACAGCATGTCTTGGGAAATAACGAGCAACCTTTCTAACGAATTCTGGAGAGACAGAGCCTCCTCTTGCAAGCCTACGGGCGGACCCTAGACCTACACTCGTCCCTCCACGACCATGCTCTCTTCTTTGATCAAGCCCGACTTGGGCCATTCTCTGCACCGACTTAGGAATAGTCAGATCAATATCAGCACAGTCAATCTTAAGAATATAATCAAGTTCATCGGTAGAGGAGTCACGCTTTACAATATCAATGACAGCCTCAGCATTGCCGGGATTGTCAACTAGACTCAACTCACCAAGTTCATACTTCTTGATTACACTTACTGGGCGACCTCTAAACATCTTCTCGGTATCAATAGACTTCTCAAGAATCTTGCCGCCCACAGAAAAAGAACGAAGAGTGCCATCAAGAACCTTTTCCCAAGTATCTTGAGCACCCTTAGAAATATATGCCTCTACTTTAATAGCATTATAACTTTCACCATCAGAACCAGTGATCTTTACCGGCTCATATTTGATAGCTTTACCGACAGCAATCGGTGCGTGCATCTCACGAATATTTCCAGTCCAGTTCTTAAACGCCTCCATTGAAGCGCCAAACTCAATCAGATCACCAGCCTTATCAACATTGTCAGCCGTGGCAATGCCTACGACAATACGCTGTTCCCTCTTGATCATATCAATGGGAAACGACAGGTTAAAATCTTCCATAGTAAAACAAGGATACCATAAAAATGTTTATTTTGTATAAACTAAATTCCCATCCATTGAAGGATTTCATTATCACTGCTTGAACTAGATGATGCATTTTGCACTGCATAAGATCCAGTGTCTGCTATGAAATATTGAAGATCACCATTTGTGTCTTTATAGAACAAGAAACCATCATAGTAATTTATGGCAAGTTCGCCATACTCCAGATCTGCTGGAGTATCAAACTGTGTTCCAGATCTTTTTATTTTGATCGTGTTAGCCATTTAATTACCTCAGAAAGTTCCTCCATCAAATGTTACTCCATCAATAGTACCGCCAGTGATGGCAACGCTGCTAGCAGCCTGAACAGCCATAGTGCCGAGACCAAGATTGGTTCTAGCACCGGAAGCATCAGTTGCACCAGTACCGCCGTATGCGAGAGCAACGGCAGTACCTTGCCAAACTCCGGTTCCGATAGTTCCAACAGAAGTCAAGCTTGAGTTTACAACTGCTGAACCAAGTGTGGTTGCGTTAAGAACGCTAGTTCCAGCAATATAGTAAGCTTTACTTGAAGCAAGATCAAGATGCTCCGAGGCTGTCCATGAATCAGTGGCATCAATCCAGTTAAAGGTCTTGTCAGTCGTACCCTTTAGAGTAATACCGCCGCCATCAGCGGTAGCATCACTTGGAGATGCGGTCGAACCAAGTTCAAGATTCTTATCATCGACAGTTAGAGTTGTAGAGTTTACAGTAGTAGTGTTACCGTTTACGATAAGGTCACCAGTTACGGTCAAAGTGTTACTAATAGTCACATCGCTAGGGAGACCAATCGTAATTGAACCGGTTGCGCCGCTTACTTCAATCTCATTTGAAGTTCCGGCAAGAGATACAACGCCATCATTAGTAATAGTAATTGTGTCAGTAGCCCCAACAGCAGTTGAAATACCAGTACCACCAGCAAAAGTAATTGTGTCACTTCCAGTAGTTACAGTTTCAGCAGTGCCAGAATCGGCAGCGATGTCAAAAGTAGTTGATACAGCACCGACAGCAGTATCTACATAAGCAGTGGTGGCAACAGAAGTGGAGTTGTTGCCTTGACTGGCGGTAGTAGCGGTTGCTGAGCCGCCGAGTGCAACAGAGCCGCTAAACGTCTTATCACCAGAAATAGTCTGAGTTCCAGTTAGAGTAGTAAACGCACCAGAACCACCAATAGAAATTACAGTGTTTGCATCACCATTAAGATCAGTACCGGTGCCATAGTAGAGAACATTGTCTACTTCGTTAAATGCAAGCTCTGCATTCTTCAGGGTAGTGGGTGCGCCGGTACCCCCAGTTGCCCTTCTTTTAATTCTGAGTACGTTACTCATTAGAAATTACCTCCATTAAATGTTGCACCTGTTAGTGGATGCGAATGATCTGCTCTTGCTGCAAGAAGACTTGTGCCAGCAGATCCAGTATTTGATAATTGAGCCGGAATTGCATCACTCAAGTTGACATAAACCGGTAGGTTTGCGGTTGCACTCGCAGACTGAATAACTGTAGCCTGCTCATTAGAATACGTAAGAACTGTGACATCTGTTGCACCAACTGTAAGAACCGTAGATTCCCCAACTGTTACTGTAACCGTTGTTACTTCTGCCGCCATTATTAACCGCCCGATACAACAGCGTCACCAAACATTAAAGTTGTGACAACGCTCTCCGCTGTCTCTTCCAAGTCATAATAATATTTACCTGTTTTCAGACTTCTTGTCTGAGTACTTGATAAAGTCAAAGCAATAATGCCATTTGCAGCATCACTATTATCAATATCAAAAGCAGCAACAACCTCCGTTGAAGCAGAAGAATCTTTTAGTTGTGCAACATAAGATCTTGCAGAAACATCTATTGCAGAACTATTTGAATCTTGAAGTGTAACAGAGTGAGTATAAGTGTCACCTTTGTAAATATTAATGTCTCTTCTTGCAGCCATTTACAAACCTCTAAATTAAGTTTATCATTTATCAGCCTACAGCGAATACAGCAATTTGTGAAGCAGCAGTTACAACCTCAATTGTATTGTAATCACCTGGTACAACAACATAAGCATGACCGTGATCATTGCTTGCTGGCAGAAGTACTGAATGCTTACCATTCAGTTTTACTTCAACATCGTTGTTTGAACCAGCTAGCATATGAATGCTATAAGTGTGATGTGCAATATCAACTTCGCCATCTGCTGTTGCCAAAGCTGTATTTGAGTACACAATATGTCCGTCAATCATTATTTCCTCCATTATCTTGGTTCTGTCCACGCTCAGCCTGATCACCACTGTCTCTAGGATCAGTAGAGCCTTCTGGCGTGTCCGCTCTGGCCTTTCTCGGCACTGCGGAAGCATTATTGTCATTCCCCTCTGGAGCACCAGGGCCATTGCCACTTTGCTCCTTCTTTAACTTTGTGGGGAATGGTAGAACTTCGTCACCATCTGTTCTTTCAGGTAGACCAAGTTCATTACGAACTTCATTCGGGCTAACAACCTCAGTACGAAGATATCTATCATAAATCCTTGACTGAATATCTTCATCAATAAGATCAATCTTGTTGAACTTAATAGTCACTAGATCCGTGAACTCAGAAATAAGTCGGCTAATCTTTTTCTCAATAACAGATTGATCCGGACCAATAACCTGAGTTTTGAACGTCTTGTCAGCATCTCTAGAAACCGCAAGGTTAGCATTGTCATAGACACCTACCTTCGGGGCGGGAACCCTGTTAGCAACAAGAATCTCGTCCCTGTTTGACTTGCGGTACTTATCAAACGAAGCATCCTGAATACCAGCCTCAAGCTTCTCAAACTTGATATCACTATCTGCACCAATAGAGGCGGGAAGGGGAACGATAAGAGTACCGTGGTTTCTTCCCTTTACTTCTTGACGGAAATAGTTAACAAGCTCCTGCTTTGAACGCTGGCTCAGTTTTGCGCCTTTGACAATAATTGCATAGCGAGGGATTGCTTTGTTTTCAAAGTAATCAATATTGTACTCTTTAGCAAACTTATCTCCTACAATTGCAGCAGCCGCAGAAACAGATGATGGGATGCCGTAATAAGTGTTGTTTGGTGAGTACGTCTTAAAGTGAATTACTTCGTTTGGATTTGGATCTGAGTTAATCGGATCTTCCATTTCGGTGTCTTGAAAGTTTTTAAAGAACACCGCTTGAATCTTGTTGCTTTTAGCGATCTGAACGTAGCCGTCACGATGACGGCGAACTCTCATAAGAGTTGCTGGGATGTGACCAATATAACCAATCTGACCCGAGTTATTTCTACCAATCTCAAGATAGCCATTACCGGTAGTAAGCACATCAAGCCACACGCGGGTCATAGTTTCAATAAAAGTCTCTTCTTCATTAAAGTCTTCAAACTTTGTTTCAAGATCCTGACGGGCATCTTGAATAGCCTTCCTGACTCTAGCCAGCCTGTCGGCGTTCCCCTGAGCCTTCTCAAGCCTTCTTCTGGACTTCAAAGTTTCTGGAAAGGAGTAGCCGAGGCCGACAGTGTTCATAACTCTTGCATTGACAGCAGCGTTATGGATTGCACTAGAATCATAAAGTTCAGCAAGAGTGTCTAGATCATAAGGAGGAGTGACAACATCATAAAGTGAATAACCATCAAGCTCTTCTGGATCAATGTACTTTGTGCTTACATCATCAACGCCCTCGTATTTCTTAGCAAGACGAGTAGCCTTCCTCTTCATTCGAGAAGAAAGAGAAGAATACTTAACCTTCTTAAAAGGATCATCAGTAACTTTCTTAGTTACAACTTGAGAGTAGCTAATATCATCAAGAAAAACTTCTTGATTTTCCTCTTCTTCAATATGACTAATATTTGACCTCATCGACCTCTCCTGTTCAATTCCTTTCTGACAGCCGCTTCAATAACGTCTTCGTAAGGATCTGGATTCAAACCTTGCTCAAATCTTTCTTTCTGATCATCCTGTTCAGAAGCAGTAACCTTTCTGGCCCCGCCTACCCAAGTCGTGTAGCCCTCATCGCTGCCAGTCCAGTACTTAGCGGCCTGAGCGACCTGTCTTTCAACTTCTTTATCATTCACAACGCCTTCTGCACAAAGAACGCCATCACCGTCAGCAAGTGGCTTTCCGTCCGGCATAATCCAAATACAGACACCGAACGCTCTTTCGGGGACATAAAGTTCCTTCTTCTTCACATAATCATCAATCATCTTAGATATGATACACCACTTGAGGTAAAAAAGCACAGGTAAACAGCGGAAAGCGTACCACCCAGGTACGCTTTCCACCATTTGCTCGGGGGGCAGGGTTCGAACCTGCGACCAATTGATTAACAGTCAACCGCTCTGCCTGCTGAGCTACCCCCGAATAGGAATTCCATTATCATCAAATTCGCAGTTAGGACCATTGTATAACTCAAACACAACTTTTGGAAGCTCCTTACAGAACCCGCAGGTACCGCCTTTAATCATTGCGGAATGCGCTTGAATCGGCCAGTCCCGACAACACCTCAATATGATAATAGAATCCATATCCATATTAGATCACTTAATTGGACAAGCTCCGCCTTCACACTCAAGGTCTTCAAGTGAATACTCATTGATCTGATCTACAAAAGTAACATTCTTAATCTTAGATTTCATCTTTTCGTAAGAATCATGATCAATCTCTTCGTAAGGCGCAAGAGCAAAGCCGTGATCGCTATGAAGCAAGAACGAAACAGACTTCAACTTATTCTTGTAGTTCTTCTTCATCCACTCCTGAATCTCAGGCAACTCTTCCTTACGATAGTAAACTGTTACAGAAACATTGTTGTCAGCCCACTCGGATTGAGCCTTAACAACCCACTCCAATTGCTGCACCGCAGTTAAGTCCTTAGCAAGAGTAGCGTGCTCTGGCGTCTCACAAGGGAAAGAAACAACACAGACCGTGTGGTTCTCCTTACCATCAAGACCCACATCGTACTGAACATCATAGCCCTTATCACGACAGTAATTTACCAACGGATCAGCACTACCCATACGAACACGGCGAATATAATACTGAGAGTAAGCAGGATGAATACCCGGCGTTACACCAGCAAGCAGGCTAAGAGTTCCTGACGGCTTAACCGTAGTCAACTTGATTGAGGGATTAATACCCTGGCCTTCTGACCAATCCTTATCAAAGGCACGCAATTGCTCATAGCACTCACCAACCCAAGATAACTGCTCTTCAGTAGCCTGAAGCCAGCCAGTGACGCCCTGACCAAGACGACGGTTTCTAGTAATTACAGCCTGCGACTTAGCATAAGGGTAATCTAGACTCGTAATTGCCTTCTGGGTTTTGTACAACAGACGGCTAAGATCAAACAACTCTTCTTTGCTTTCAATGTTAGGCAAAAAGATTTCAGCAAGGTTGCAAGGCTCGCCATCTTCAAGTCCAATCTCACCACAAGGATTGGTACCGATTACATTCTTGTCGTTAATCTTTTCGCCTAGACGACCAGTCTTACGAATAAGATCACGATTAATAAGTCCGTAAGGCTCACCTGTGCCATCATACCCCTTCCAGAATTCATCAATAATCTCATCATACGAATCAGCAAAAATAGAGTTGTTAGAGTTACCACGCCACGCAGGAATATCGCCTTTACCCCAGTTCTTTGCACGAAGATACAAAAAGTCATCAGGATCACCAATAGCAATCTGAGCAGAACGACGAGCAGAACCGGCTACAACAATCTTCCCAATAATATTACAGATATCAAGAGCATCAACAGAGCGGAGCTTCTTGCCAACCCTGCCTTCAAGAATCTTTTGAATATCAGCAATGCCCTCAATCAAAATCTCTGGACCGGAAGCAGTCCCACCAAAAGTCTTAAGCGGAGCGCCATAGCCACGAATCAATACCGTGCTATAGGTAAAAGAAGATCCTGTATGAAAATAACTATCTAAAACCTTACCAAGAAGAGAAGACCAACCCTGTCTTGAGTCAGGGACAATAAAGTCTGCATCATTAGTTTTTTCATGCTTAATGTAACCTACTGACTTAACTTTAGGAAGATCATGGACAACCGCACGCTCTACGGTAAATCCAACACCACCACCGACCATAAGATGATCCATCAAAAACTGGAAATCTTCTACCTTTGAAATAGTTGTCATCCAGCAGTTAACAAGAGACACACCGCTCATCTGACGAACAAGCGGAGTTCCCAACTGCCATAGGGCACGACCAGCAAAAATGCCCTTTAAGTTAAAAATGTAATCAAACAGACGCTCTGCTTCTTCTTTGGTGTAACCAGCACCAATCTCTTGAGCACCATTGATTGCTCTAGCAATCGTCTCAAACCAATACTCCTTACGACCTAGAGCCTCAATGTCTCTAGAATAAGTACGACGATAAACAATCTCGCCCATACCGTTGAATCCCCACGGTGGGGTCTTGTCTGTGTACTTTGCCACAAACTCTGGTGTAATAAGATTATCCATAAAGCCTCCTAAAAAATGATAGACAACTATCGTATCAACTGGGGTATTCCAAACCAAGAAAAGGTGCTAGGGAGTATTAAAAACTTTTTTCGAAATGTTCCAGCCGGGAGATGATCTTATCAGCCGTGGCGGACCATGAGCGCTCGGAGTGAAGAATTCTTGCGGAATTTAGAGTATATCTTTTAAACATATCATATTCATCGACAACATTCTCCATAAGGTCAACAAGAGAGTCGTAATTTGGTATAGCCCACTCACCAGCATCGCAACCATACAGATGGCTTTGTAAAGGAGCCTCGCCCCACTCTGCTTCCAAAGGAATAGACATCTTAGCAAAATCCGCTGTGCCTGTAAGATTAGTAACAATTGATGGCATACCTGTAGATATAGCTTCAAAGGGAATCATACCAAAACCTTCACCGCTAGTAGGATAAACTAAACAATGACATTTGTGATACAACTGAACCATTTCGTAAGTATCTAAAGCATTAGGTATTGCAATAATCTGAGGGTGATTATGAGCCGGAACAATCTTACCGTCTACATAAGCATCGGCATCACAAAATCTGTTGTACTTAAGCACAAGCTGATAATCTTCTTGACCATCATAAAGCTCTAAAAAAGCATCAACTACAAGTTGAGCATTTTTTCGATTTGATTCACCACCAACATGAAGAAAGTTAAACTTACCCGTCAGTTCTCTTTCATAAATTTCAAAGTCTGGAGATATGCCGTGGGGTACAACATGAATATTATGATGTATATTATTCTTTTCATACACAGATTTAACAAAGTCTGAGGTAGCCCAAATTTCATCACATTCAGACATTGGTACACGCCATGTGTCTGGAACCTTAGTGCTTTCCCAAGGAGTATAGCCTACCGTATATGATCTTTGTAATTGATAATATACAGGCTGACAGAAGTTTACATGGAAAGGTATATCTTTGCGATTATAAAATACACCTATGCTTTTTTCTTGTAGTGCCTTAATAGTTTGCAGAGCGGCATTGGAGTATCCTTGGCTGTACCAGAGGTCTCCGCTTTCATCCATATTGCTAGGCGTGAACCAACTAATTTTTTTCATAAGACCGACTATTTAGTATAGCTTTCTAGCTCGATACAGTTAACACCTTTAGCAATTAATTTTAATGCGTCCTCTTCATCAAGTTCGCAAGTAATTGGAGTTCCAGAATAAACACAACGAGTAGCTCCAAGGTAAAAGCCGTCACACTTCATAATTGATATGAAGTCTGAATCTAAAACAACTGCCGGTCCGAAGTCGTCAGATTCTATAATTGCAACTATTTCCATAAAACAAGTTTATCAGTGATACAGTTATTCTAATAGACGTTACGCCTATCAGGTCTGTAAGACCATTATAAGCGGTGAGTGTACCACGGTTTTTCGGACTTGGTGCGTCAAAAGGAAATTTTTTTCAATCCGACTCGTTCAGCAAAAGCGTGCTAGAATCCGTCAGATGACAAGTAATCCAAATACAAGAAGTATTTTAAATGCAGGCTCAGTCACTCTGTTAGAGATGATGGGAGATGACTTAGATATTGTCAATGCTGCTAGAGTGTCTTTTGCTTCATCTCAAACCTTAATGGATCAAAAAGGTATTGGTTTAATAAACTTTCTTATGAAAAATAAACATGCCACACCCTTTGAGCATGTTGTTTTTAAGTTTCATGTTAAATGTCCAATCTTTGTTGCTAGAGAATGGTTTAGACATCGTTGGTCTTCATTTAATGAGATGAGCATGAGATATTATGTGCCTGACCAAATTGACTTTTTTGTTCCTCAAGATTTTACTATTAGACAACAAATTGGTAAGCCGGGTCATTATGAATTTGAACCAATTACAGATGAGTCAAAAATTACTTACATTCAAGATAGAATGGAAGAAATCTATGAAGCTGCTGAGTCTGCTTACAATGAGCTATTAGAAATGGGTTTAGCAAAAGAGCTTGCAAGAGCTATTCTTCCTGTTGGTCAGTACACAGAATTTATCTGGACAGTTAATTTAAGAAGTCTTCTAAATTTTGTTTCTCTAAGAAACGATTCTCACGCACAGTATGAGATTAATGCTTATGCTTCTGCAATTGAAGATATAATTTCTAGTTTGCTACCTGTAACATATAAATCATTTATTGAAAACGAAAGACAATCTATCTGATGGAGAAGTTAAGTTTTGGTCAAGCATTTTTTATTTATGTAGCTTATATAATTGCAGACGGTTTGCTAATTAAGTATGGTATTCAATATTTATTTAACATTAAACTTGATTTGCTTGGAATAGTCATGATTATTTTTGCATTTCAATTAATTATTGGTCCTATTATTAATAGGAGTTCAAAAAAGTGAGAATTGTTCCATACGATGGAGATGAGGACTTAGAAGATTTAAAAACCTTATCTGTTATTATCAAAGCAGTTCCGTTTGAAGAGGGCTATGCTCCAGCATTCACTTTAATTGCCCCCACAGATGATCACTTTATTTCTATCAGTGAAGCAAACTGTTTGATGGATGGGCTTGAAATTGCTTCTAAGAAAATAGATGAATTGATAGCAATGATGCTCCAATCTAAAATTGCAGAGAGTTTGTCAAAAAATTCTGATAAAGTAGATATATTCGATCAAGACGATTGGGAGGACGAAGACGATGATAATGGGGAAGTTGATTAAGGATTTTCCTTACCCGGAAAAGACCTGCCCATATTGCAACGCTATACTAAAAGTTGTAAATGCAATTCACTATGAGAACGATCCATATCATTTTAAAGCCTTATATCTTGACCCAAATCCGGGTTGTCCGGTCTATGATGAAGGCGCAATGCAAGCATATGCTCGCATATACTATTCAAGTGAAGAAGCGTACTGGTATTACGGAGATGTTAAGATTCCAGTTCAGCGATGGAGTCGTGACGACCTCTATACTATTTACCAATAATCTGATAAAATTATAGATACTATGCCAGTTGAAAAGTGCTCTGACGGTGGCAAGCCGGGTTTCCGTTTCGGTGATTCCGGTAAGTGCTATACCTACACAGAAGGAAATGAAGCAAGCATGAATGCTGCAAGGGATAAGGCTAGAGCTCAAGAGCGAGCAGCATACGCTTCAGGCTTTACTGGTAAGTCCGCCGACTTTGATGAAACAGAGTACGACTTTTTAGTAGATGTCCTTCTTGCAGAAGAGGTGTTTACTTATGCAGACTTTTTACCAGAAACATCAAATAATTATGAATATCTATTAGATGTTGTAAAAGATATGCATACGCCACCAGATGACCAAGAAGAAGAGGGGCATGGCAAAGATTATCTAGATCAACTAGACCCAGAAGAGCGCATGTTTGCAAATGCTCTTATTGCTATTACCGAGAAATACGGTAAGTTTAACGCTGATGACGAAGGTGTCTGGGTTGGATTTGAGTCTGGTGAAGATAACGAAGACGCAGATATTGGTGTAAAGTGTGCAAATTGTGCACTTCACATTGATGAAAAGAACTGCCGTATTCTTCAGCAGCAAATTGAGCCGGAGGGTAAATGCCGTCTAGCCGTCATCCCTAAGGGTATGGTCAACCCTGATGAGGATGAGGACGACGACATGGACGACGATGTAAGCAAAGTAACTTACGGTCGTCCGGGGAAAAATGATCCCCGTAAAACTCCGGCAAAGCCCTCTGAGAGAAGAAGCGGGTCAAGACGCAACCGTAGGGGTTCGGCTGAGTCTGGCTCTTCTGTCTCCTTCTCAGAGGCAGTCACAGGGTCTTTAAAGACCAAGATGGAAGCACATAACAAGAAGCATGGCGATGCCGCTTCAAAACGTGCTACAATGTCAGCATTGAAAGCTGTATATAGGCGTGGGGCTGGAGCTTTTTCCACCTCGCATCGTCCGGGTATGACGAGAGGTCAATGGGCAATGGCAAGGGTAAATGCTTACCTTTATCTGTTGCGTAATGGCAGACCTTCAAACCCAAATTACACAACAGATAACGATCTTTTGCCAAAGGGTCATCCCAGAAGCAAGAAGTGATAAGGAGATAACAATGATCATTAATCTACCCTATGACAATGTGGAGACTATGAAAGCTCACCACATGGAAATGAAGTCGTGGAACGAGGAGATGGCCAAACAACATCAGGAGGCTGCCATCTGGCATGAGCAGCGTGCTGAAGAGTTGGAGAAGGCTATGGTTCGAGTTCCACTTGAGCCAGAGCAAAAGCCAGCACCTAGCGCTGGTGGTGTTCGTGGCTCTTCAACGGATGGACCAGACCCAGCAGCACCCGCTGCTACCAACGTCCCCCTTGATCCTGTAAAGAAGGCTGATTTAGTGTCCATTCTTGAGGACCATGCCGCTGAGTACGGCGACTTCGATAAGTCAATTGAAGAGATTGTTCAGCTTATTGCCGGTGAGTGATGGATGCCGCGCTAGGAGGCATAATCGTTGCTTTAATAACAACGGTTGGTGCCGTAATGGTGGCAGTATTAAATACGCTTAGGAAGGAAAATCGAGAAGATCACAATATTGTGAGAGATAAACTTCAAGAGCTAAAAGAAGATGTCCATCACATTGACAATAAGTTAGACAATCATATTACTTGGCACCTAGACCAAGAGTGATATAATAAGTTCGTGGTAGACCCTCTGGCTGTAAATATTTCGAAAGATTATTTACGGTGCGGGGGGTCTACCCATATGTGAGGAGAAATGGAGAAAAATTTTTATCCGGTCGTGGAAGTTTTTTGGAAAGACCACTACAGCATGGGTGACGAGTGGTATGATAAGGACGAAAAGCATGAACTGAGAATCCTTTCCGCAGTCGGCTACCTTGTCAGCGAAGACGACGAGTACCTTTTTATCGCTAGCAATTACGACTTTGGAAACGACACCTATTGTGGTGGCACTGCGGTTCTCAAAAATTGTATTGTTAAAAGAAGAGTAGTTTCAAAGGGGAAGTTTGATTATGATCAGTTTGCAGGAAAAGGAAAGACTTGTAAAAGTTGTAAACCAAAGACGCTCCCCTCATCGACCTGAACTTGGTCGTGCAGGACTGTGCGTAGTCACAGGATATTTTAATGAGAAATCTTTGTTAGAGATTTGCAACTTTTATTCTATTACTAAAGAAGATGCTCAATACTGGTGGAATGAGTTCGGCTTTGATGAGTCTATGGCTAAACCAGTTAAGAAGCGTAGTAATAAGAAACAAGAGATTTTTTACTTTATTAAACAAAACGTAGGCGAAACCCTTACCCCAGCCGAGATTGCTGAAGCGTGCGAGATTAGTATGCCTACCATGTACAACTTTATTAATAGCAACATTGTTTGGTTCAAGAAAGTAAAGCGTGGTGTCTACGAAATTGTAGATGCTGACACTGAAAGAAGAAAGGCGCGTAGCGGTGGTTGAAAGTAACGATCTTGCTGCTCAGGCTGAGCGGCTTCAGGAACAACTGCTTGAAGCAGATGCTGAGATTGATAGATTGAAAAAGCTTGTTTCTTCTCTAGAAGAAATTACTAATACCCATGTATTTGGTAACACCCAGATTGTAGATGAAGAAGGTGTTACCCTTGCTGTGCTTGAAGGTGACGTTAATCGTCATGTAATCAAAGAAGCAATTGAAATGCATATTAACCATATCCTAGAAAGATTTTTGCAGCGTGAAAGTTGATAATGCTTTTTATCCGGTGGGTTCTTGGGAACAAGCCGCTGATTCAACAGTAAAAGAGATCTACGACCTTGCTTTTAGCGATGGTCTTACAGATATCAATGTTATGGTCAAAATGATGCGTCATAAACTTGATGACATGATTGATATGACTGGAGGGTTAAGAGATACCACTTCTCCTATCGTAGAGTACGCAGCTAGACAGATGTGGACGTTTCTTGCTCGCCACGCACTCATTATTCTTTCAAAGACTGGGAATAAACCGGACCCAGAGCTCTTGGTCGAGCTGTTTATTTCAAAGCAGCGGGACTATGGTTCTGAAAACATTGCAAAGTTTGGCACCGCAGGTTTGTTGATCAGGATACACGACAAGATTGCCCGGTTAGAAAACATTATGGAACGCTCCGAAGGAGACTTCAACACAGCGGTCGGGGTTAATGCCGTTCCGGGTGAAACAATAGTAGATACTTTGTATGATGTTGTCGGGTACGCCACGATAGCAACCATGTGGTTAAAAATTGATACAGAGGGAAATAGGGCCTTCTTACGCCCTCTCAGCGCATGACACCCCCCTTGGCAACGCCCGAAAAATGACTAACCAAAAGGATCGTCCATTGAGTCACACCTCCGGTGCTCACACATACACATGGGCCGGGTTACAACGCCACGAAGCACAATGGTACGCCACCGCATGGCAAACCGCCCACATCTTCTCCACATGCACCCGCCGACAATACATGGCATACATCATAGGCCAAAACAAACGCCTCATCTCACAAGGATACAACGGCTCAGCACCCGGACAAGGCCACTGCTCACAAGGCTATTGCCCAAGAGCAAACAAAACCACCCAAAACGATATCCAACCAGGCACACAATACGACAACTGCATCGCCATCCACGCAGAAGCAAACGCACTACTATGGGCAAACCCACAAACACGACAAAGAGCCACCCTCATCTTAAACGGCTCACCATGCTACAGTTGCGCCAAACTCGCCGCAGCATCAGGAATAACCCGCATCATAGGATACAACGACCCCACCTACAATATGCAACCACAAATACAACAATACCTGATGAACAACAACATACAAATAAATTTGCTGAGTGATACAGAAACCCGGCAAATCCTCTCTACCTTCAATATAGACATACCGTAGGAGATCTTCGATCTACCATAAAACTTACGCCTAACCCCGCCTCATTTAATTGTCCTAAGGAACACCACCCCCAACCCCCCAAAAAAATTTAACATATATTAAAAGCGGGCAATGCTTGTATTGGAAACCCTTGTATTTCCTATGTCTACCCAGGTCAATGACCCACAAGCTGCCAAAGCCCTTGACTTCCTAACGTCACGGTCGTAAAGTGATCATCAGTTAGCCGGACGGACCGGCTAACGGAAAGGAAACTATGAAGAACATCAAGCCCACCAAGACCGAGATGGCCAAGGCTAGGCAGTTGGTTATCGCCTACAAGAAGTCTGGCATCGCTTCCAACCGCTTCGGCGTTGATGAAGGGAACGTGCTGGCTTTCGCCATCGCCCACTACACGATCACCAAGGCTTCGATTCTTCCGACCGGCTCCGGCGACCGTAAGCGTTCGCTGGCCGACGCTACCGTGATCAGTTGCGACTGGTATGGGGTCATGGGCCAAGACCCGACGGACCCGACCAAGAAGCCTAGCCAGTTCTTCGAGCAGCGGCTGGTTCGTGCGATGGCCCACGCTGGCCACGGTATGGCATGGGCATGGACTCAGACCGAGACCGACGGTTGGGTTCTTTCGCAAGTGTGAGACCCACGGGGCCGGTCCTTCGGGAC